ATTCGCCTTGGGTGCATTGGGTGCATGGATTGGAGTTGCAGCACGGCGAGCAACTTGAGCCGAGCATGATGCCAACCGGGTACATGCCCGCCGCGAACGCGAGGATGAGCCACGCCAAGAGGGCGGGCGGATCGGCAGAGACGATGGCGGCGAGCAGGTCTAGCATTGGGCGGCAATGAGGAACCAGGCGGTGCCGTCCTTGGCGACGGCACAGTTGCGAGACGACGCTGCCGTGCCGATGGCAGCAAACAGATTCGTCGCGCTCAGCGTTGCCGTCGAGCCGCGCAGCGTCACCGTTTTTGCGGAGTTGATCGACCACGCGCCGGTGAACGTCGCCATGCGAAACACCCGCCGCCGCGGCGACTCCAGCACCGCGCCAAAGTTGAGCGGGCTGCCGCCACGCGGAGTCAGTTCTGCCGCGCGCACCACGTTCGCGATTCGCTCGGCAGACTCGCGCGTGAACTGTACGGCGTCGCGGCTGCTCGGCGTCATGTGGGCGGCGTCCCGAAGACCGTTGCGAAACTAGCCTCGGGATTCACGCGGCGATTCAGAACCGTCGCATTCCCGGTCATGTTCAGGCCACCGCTGCCGTTGAGCCCCACGGGATTCGGCGACGGCACCCACTCGGAGTTTTGGAAGTCGAACACCATCGCCCTCCGCTTCTGCCCGCCGTCGATGAAGTTGAATCCCACGTCGGGCAGCAGAAGGTTGTGGCCGCTCTGGCGGTAGGCCAGCGTGGCCGTCGCCTTCCAATACTTCACGACACTGCCGCCAAACTCTTCATACTCGTAGGTCGTGTCGATGCCAGCCACGCGGATCGTGTGGGCGGCGCAGCCGAAGTAGGTGGCGTCGTTCACGCTGTTGTTCGCGGCGTACCACGAGGACGGGAACGTAGAGAAGTTCTTCGTGACCTTCATCAGCACCACGCTTTCCGTGGTCATCAAGCCGGGATAGAAGTCGAAGGCCGAGTTGGTCAGCGGGTAGGTCGTGCCGTTGCCGGTGCCGTCGAAATACCGCAACGCCGGGAACTCGCCGCTACTTCCCTCAAAACTCCACACGGTGGGGCGCGAGGTCGGCGTCAGGAAATCCTCGTCGCGCACGATGCCGTATTCCAGCACCACCTCGACGTGATACGGCGAGCCCTCAAATCCTTCGTTGATCCAAAACTTCCGCAGCTTCCACGCCGCAAGCCGTGGGTGCGGCTCACCGAAAATCGCAGAGGACGCGATCACCCCCGTGGTCGTGTTGAAGACGGCGGCCAGGATTTCCAATTCCGTCGCCGGGTCGTTTTGAAGCGTGCCGTCGGCGAGAACGCAGACGAATCGACGCTTGACGATGGCGGGCCTGCCGACCTCACGCTCGAACGTCTGCGCCAGTTCTTTGGTCGATACAACGCTCATGCGTCACCCCATTCTCGCCGCGCCGACAATCGCCACCGGCTGGTTGAAGTAGTTCGATGCGGCACCCGTGATGCCCGATGCGATGGCGTTGAGCAGCCGCGTCTGGAGGCGGGCCTCGATGAGCGCGGGGTCTTGGGCCTGTGCGGCCACGTCCTGCACCAACGCCTGCCCCTCGGCCGTGCGAATGTCGGCGACGTTCGCGGAGGCGGTCGTGGGCCGCGTCAGCGCCTCCATCCGGCGGGCCTGCTCCTCCGCGACGCGGGCGCTCTGGGCCAGGGCGGCGTTGGCCCCGGCGTAAGCGTTTTGGAAGCCCGACAGGAAGGCGTCGTTCTGGCGGGCGATCAGCGATTGGAACTGTTGGGCGGCTGATGTGCCCTGCTGGAATTGCTGAACGGAGATGCGTTCGGCCTGCTGACGGCCGTCGATGATGCGCTGCTCGGCACGCTCGGCCTGCCGCAGTTGGTTCAGGCGGGCGACGCCAGCCCGCAGCCCGCGCATGTCGCCGGTCTCGCGGGCGTTCTCGCGAGCCGCCTCAAGCGCCCGCTCTTGGGTCTTAATCCGATCCCGAATCGCTTGGATGTTCAGTTCGGCCTGCTTCTCGCGTTCCTCGCGTTCCTTCACCGCTTCAAGTTCAGCCCGCTGGCGGTTGTCCAACTGCGCCGCGAGAATCTGATCGACCCGATTGTTGGCGTCGATCTTCGCTTGGAAGACGAGTTGCGCGTTTTCCTGCTCCCGCCGCTTCAATTCTTCAAGGCGGGCCACGTTGTCTTCAAAGAGTTTCTGCTGCTGGGCGACCAATCGCTGATACACATCGACCGCGAGCCCGCCGGGCTGCCGGGCCAGTGCTTGCGCCCGCGCGACGCCATCCTCCAACTGCTTGGCCGCGATAGCCCCGGCGTTGCCGAATTGCTCCACCTTCGTGATGAGTTCGTCAACGGCCCTGTCGGTCTCTTGAAACGCCGGGCTGAAACCGCCGGTAAAGCCCTGCTCAGTCGCCTGCTGTAGATCTTCGGCTGCCGTGCGTAGTCCTTCGACTGACGCAAGCCGCGCGCGGGCGGCCGCCTCGTCTTCCGTGCGGCGCTCAATGATGGCGGTGTTGATCTCGACTTCGAGCCGGGCCTGCTCTTCGGCATAGTCGAGGATCTGCTGCTCAAGTGTCGATCTCTCTTGCGTTGCCTTGAGCAGTGCGTCCACACGAGCCGACGCCGCGTTAGAAATCTGCGCGTTACCGTTGGCAATCTCCCGCTGTTGCTCGGCGATCTTCTGGAGTTGCAGAATGCGCTCGTCGCCAGCGCGGGCCACGTCGCCGAACGGGTTGACCCCCGCGATTTCCTGCCGCACGCGGGCGATCTCTCGCTCCAGCCGCAGCACATTCTGCGCGGCTTCGGCCCGCTGGGTGTCGCCGTCGAAGTTCTGCAAAATCCGCTGCTGCTCAATGAGCGCGTCGGACGCGTCGCGGTCGGCCTGCACCTTGCGGCTGACCTCCTCGGCCGCGCGGCGGGCGAGGTCGATCTGCTGACGATATTGCTCGTTAGCCCGCTCAATCGACTTTGAGAACGCTGTCTCGTCAATGATTCGCTTGTTGAATCGCTCTCGCAGCCCTTCGACCACGCGGTCGTACTCGGCAAACGCACGAGCACCGGCCACGCCGAACCGCTCTGCCTCAAGCGAGGCGCGCGAGAGCTGTTCGTTGACCGACTTCATCGCTTGGTCGAAGTCTCTGGCGAAGCCACGCTCAAGCGGCTTCTCCGCCTCACGCCGCACTTTGCCGACGGCTTCCGTCGTTTTCTCTGCGGTGCCAAACACGAAGTCGATGCCGTCGTTGATTTGCTCAAACGCAAACCCGACGATCTTCATGCCGTCGGCAAAGCCGTCGATGAATGGCTGGGCCACCCGCAGCAGTCCGGTGAATACCCTAGAGGCCGTCCCGAAGAACTCGGCGAGTGCACTCGTGCCGCTTGCGACCGCGTCGATGAACGGCTTGAGCGTATTCAGCGATAGACCGGCGAGTGAGGTCTGGAGGTCGTCAAACGAAGACCCGAGCCGCGATATGAGGTCGAGGTCTGCCCCGCTGAGAGTCGCGCCGAAGCGAGCGATTGCATCCTCGGCTTCCGTGAACGCGCTGAACCCACGCCGCAGCGTCTCGCCGCTCTTGCCCAGCAAATCGACTTGCAGGGCCGACCGGCGAGCCGGATCTTCGATCTTCGCCAGGGCTTCGGCTGTCTGCTCCGCGAGTTGTACCGGGGTGCTGTTGGCCAAGGCTTCCTGCGAAATGCCCAACTCGCGGAACGCCGCAGCGGCCTCGCCGGATCCCGACCGGGCCTTGTCAATCGTGACGGCAAACTTCTGGACGCCGCTCGCCAGAGCATCGACTGACGTGCCCGTGCGGCGCGCCGCTTCGTCCAACACCTGAATCGTCTGGAAGTCTGTCCCGGCCTGCTGGGCCGCAAACCCGAGAGCCTCAACGCGGCCTTCGAGATCCCGCAGCCCGGCGATGATCGACGCCGCGGCAGCACCGAAGCCCGCGATTGCGGCTACACCCAGGCCGACGGGCGTGGCGAGGGCTCCGAACGAACTGCCCAGCGTCTCCACCGAACGATTGAGGCCACCGGCCGCGAGCTTCTCAAAGCCCTGCACGGCCCCAGAGAGAGCCGACACACGCCCGGCGACGGCCCCCATGTTCCCGGGTAGCAGGGACAGAAGCCCGCTCAGTTCAGAGAGTTGCAGATTGGCCTGACGGCTGGCGGTGGCGAGCGACGCCTGCGAGGCACTGGCAGTCGCGTTGGCTTCCGACAACTGCGTGAGCGACGCCGCGGCCCGTTCAATGTCGAGCGTGCCCTCGCGGGCGTTCTCGGCCAGCGTCCGAATGAACCTCGCGGCGTCCTCCGACGATGACAGGTCAACGCCCGCGAGCGAGGCTAGGGCACGCTCAAACGTCGGGGCGTCGATAGCACCGGCCCGCAACTCCTCGACCAACTTGGTGATCTTGCCAGCGGCGTCCTGCTGCTCCGTGGCGTACTGGGCGGTCGTGCGGATGCCACGCTCAAAGACATCGGCGGCCTGCTCTGCCTCCTCTTTCAGTTGGGCAAACGCCGCCGCGAACTCCTGCGGCCCGATGATGTCGTCTTGCAACTGCTGGGCGAGGTTGCCAAAGCGTTCCGCAAACTGCTCCTGCGCCCGGGCAGCGGCCGCCGACGCCGCCGTGAACGGGGCAAAGACAGCCGTGGCCCGCTCCGCCTGCGCACCGATCCGCTGCAGCGCCTTGTCAACGGGATCAAGCGACTTCGCGAGCGATGAGGCATCGCCCGTCACCTTCAACGCGAGTCCGAGAATCGTTGACACTACTCAACCCCAAGCGCTTTTTTGAGATCCAAAATCACGTCGCGAGCCTGGGCCGGATGCTGCGGCGGCTTTTCGATGGGGTTGAAGTCCGATGCCGACGGAGCCTTGCCTTTCGCGCAGTGCGGTGCGAGCACCGCCGACACGACAAGGCCCGTCTCCGCCCAGGAATCGGGGATCGCCTCAAAGAACCGCGTGTAAGCCTTCCATTCCGTAAACTCGCGACTCGACATCCGAGCCATCAACTCCGCCACCGTCATCTTCAAGTGCCCGGCGAGCGCGAAGGCGAACCTCCGCGTCTCGGACACGTTCAGTCTTTTCCCAACTCCTCCACATCGCCCTCCGACATCGCGTTGTGTTTCATCGCTCGGTCGAAGAGTCTCGTCATCACGGCGGCGCTCTTCTTGCCGAGCTTCTCGATCTGCTCGCGCGTGAAGAGGAGGTCGCCCTTTTCGTTGCACAGCACCCGCTGGAGGTACTCCGTGCGGAAGTTTTCGATGCCCGTTTCGCGCTTGCCGATCCACATCCGTTCGTAGGCGTCACGCTCGGCAACCGTCATCACGCGGATAAACACCGATCCGCCCCACTCCTTGACCTTCACTTCAAGGAGGGAGGCGTCGTCGGCGGCGAGGATCTGATCTGCGGAAAGGCTCATTTGTTTCACTCCATTGCGATGCGGAAGGTGGCCGCGTAACGCGCGACATCGTTCACCTTGCCAGCCATCTGCAGCGATTCGCAAATCGCCTTAGTCGAGTAGGTCAGGCCGCCGCCCTGAATCGACAGCGTGGCTTTCTTCCCGTACTCGGAGACTGCAATCGCAGCAGTAGACAGGCACTTCAGAGATATAGTGCCCGCGTCAAGCGACCACGTGGTCGCACGCGCGAGCGGCAGGCCGCCGCCCACGCGGGTGTCGATCTCGGTAACTTCACCGAGAGTCTGTCCGCTCCACGTGACGCTGACCCCCGTGCATACGTTCGCCATGACGGGCCTCCGTCAGACGACTACACGCGGGCGATACGGATGGTGGCCTGCCCGCGGATGGCGTCGTTCGTCGCCAGCGTCAGCGTCGAGGCGTTGACCGTGTAGGCCACGCCGCTCAGCAGAGGAGTGCTGCCAGTTGTGATGGTGCACGTGCCGGTCGAGGCGTCCGCGATGATGTTCGTGCCGAGGTAGTCGAACTGCACGGTGCGGCCGGTGTCGCTGGTGCTTCCCTGCAGGGGACGGTCGATCGTCTTGATGCTCGCGCCGGTCGTCAGACCAAGGTGCGAAACGTCAATCTTCTCTTGGTCGGCGGTCGGGTCGGTGTACGAAATGACGATGTTCGTGACCGTGTAGAGGTTCGCGCCCAGGCGAAGCGACGTTCCGGTTCCGTCATGCGGGGTGGCTGACATTCCTAAATCTCCTTCCAGATGATCGAGTACGTTTGCGACACCGAATACACGGGCGGCGTGTCGCCACCGGCTAGCTGCACGAACCCGTCCGACTCGTTATCGAGCGAGACGTTGTTCAC